ATGTTATGGCTTGACCATACCACACCAATCACCCATGTAAAGCATTATTTCAACCTATGTTACAATTAACCCAATTATCCATAGGGCCAATCAATGAGCGTTTCCACTACACATCCAGAATACAATGACTTTGTGCCAATTTGGAAGCGCACCAATGATTGCGCTGAGGGTGAGCCAAAGATCAAGGACGGCACGACTACATACTTACCTGCTGAGTTCTCAAGTGACGACGAACGCTATGCACTGTATTTACAGCGCGCCTACTTCCTAGGCGCCACCAAACAGGCACTGGCTGCCATTATTGGTATGGTTATGCGCAAGCCTGCTGACATTGAACTTCCATCTAGGCTAGAAGAGCTATCCGAGAACATAGACGGCTCCGAGCGCTCTATTAATCAGATGTCTAAATACGCACTTAATCAGGCTGGCGTTAAGGGCCGCATAGGCTTCCTTGCAGACTATCCGCCTGCTCCAAGTGAAATGACAAAAGAACAGCAGCGCCTTGGTGGGTACCGCCCTTATATGAAAGCCTACACGGCTGAATCAATCATAAACTGGCGCGAACAGGTCATTAATGGCCGCAACATGCTAACCATGGTTGTGCTCAAGGAGCAGGTCGAGGACTCAACTGAAAATGAATTCTCTCATGATTTCGACGACCAGTACCGGGTATTACGTTTACGCGATGGCGTTTATACCCAGCAGCTATACGACACAAATAACCAGCCTCAAGAAGAAATGGTTATCATGCAGGGCGGCAAGCCTATGGATCATATCCCGTTCTACTTCGCAGGCGCTGAGAACAACCAGCCATCATGTGATATGCCGTTGATGTATGAGATTGCCACGCTAGACTTGGCTTATTATCAGACAACTGCGGATCATCGTGAGAACCTACACCAGCAAGGGCAAATCACTGTTGGTGTTGCTACTGAATACGACCCAGAAGTATGGAAGGACGCCAATCCTAATGGCTTTAAGGTTGGCGCTCGGACAGTTACGAACCTAGGCCCTGGCGGCTCATTCTCGTCTGTTCAGGTGCCTGCCATTACCGGCATTAGTCAAGAACTGGAATATCTAAAGCAGACCATTATTGGAGCCGGTGGCAAGATAATCCAGAAGACTGGCCAAGCCGAAACAGCAGAGGCCACGCGCATTAATGCAAGCGCTCAGAACTCAATGCTTGAAACGGTTGTTGATAACGTGTCCGAAGCAATGCGCTTATGCCTGAAAGAGATGGCGCGCTTTATGAATGAATCCGACGACATTACGTTTGAATTAAATAAAGACTTCTTCGACAATTCGCTTGACTCACAAGTTATTGCGGCAATCACAGGGATGCAAGCTGCTGGTGTTATTGCCAAGTACGACACTCGCTACATGTTGCGCCAAGGGCGTATTGGTATCGAAGAAGGGCGAACCGATGAGGATATCGACTTGGATATTGCTAGCGAGGTGGCGCTCCCTGATGATCCTAGTGAGGCTTCTGCACCGCTAGAATAGCTATGGTATTATTAGCCCAGAAGACATGGCAGGCGCTATGTCAAGCATTATTTATCAGGGGATAAAATGCCATTACAAATTGAACACGAAGGTCAACAATTAACGGTTTACACTCGAGAGGAGTTAGACAAAGAAGTCGCTGGCCTGAAGACAGTTAACGCAAATCTGAAGACCGAGAAAACCGAAGCGCTAGAAAAAGCCCGTGAAGCAAACGAGCAAAAACTAGCGGCTGAAGAAGAAGCAGCAAAAGCGCAAGGCAATACAGAAGAGCTTAAACGCATTTCTGAGCAACGCGAACAAGAAGCCACGGCAAAATTGAATGAGTTTAAGAGCACCATTCAAGCCGAAAAAGTAACCAATATGATCAACAAGGTTACAGATGCAGTCGGCGCAAGTGGCCAAAAGAAAGAAGATTTAGAAGTGCTAATAAAGGCACGCTATGAATTCGGTTACGACATGGATGCACATTCTGCCACCGTACGAGGCGAAGGTGTGTCTAGTGTCGACGATGTTATACGTCACATCAAGGAAAGCGGTCGTTATGATGCTTACTTGCCAGGTGATGGTTCCAATGGCGGAGGTTCGCAAGGGAACAATGGAGCGGGTGCTTCCACAAAAACGTTTGATCAATATACCAGCGCGGAATTGGTAAGCCTGAAACGCTCAGACCCAGCCGCCTATGATAAATTACGAAGCACCGCTTCACACTTAAATTAAGGAGCCACTAAATGGCAACAGTACAACTAGCTGACGTTATTGACGTTACAGTCTTTCAAGATTTACCCGCTGTAAACTCACCAGAGAAAACAGCATTTTATGAATCAGGCGTAGCAGTTCGCACACCTTTACTTGATGCGCTTGCTAATGCAGCAGGTAAAAAAGCAGAGCTACCATTCTGGACTGATATCGACGCGTCTATTGATGCGAACATCTCAAGCGATGACCCAGCCGCTTTGGCAGCAGCTCAAAAAATCGAGCAAGGCGAGCAAGTTAGTCGTAAGGCAATGCTAAACAAAGGTTTATCAGCTACCGACTTAGCAACCGAGCTGGCCATGGGCGTTAACGCCATGCAGCACATCCGTAATCGTGTTGACACTTACTGGACTCGCCAATGGCAGCGCCGTTTGATTGCAGCCTGTGATGGCGTGCTTGCGGATAACGTAGCAAACGATGGCGGTGACATGGTTGTTGACGTAGCCTCTGAATCTATCGCTGGCCAATCTGCAGCAACTAAGTTCAGCCGCTCTAACTTCACCAGCGCTGCATTCACCTTGGGCGATGCGTTCACTAACACTGGCGCAATTGCTGTGCACTCTCAAGTGTACAAGCAAATGGTTGACGCTGATGATATTGACTTCATCCCAGACTCTCAAGGTCAAATGACCATCCCAACTTACATGGGTAAGCGTGTTGTTGTTGACGATGGTATGACTGTGACAGCCGGCTCAACTGATGGCTTTAAGTACACAACCATCCTTTTTGGTGCTGGTGCGTTTGGCTACGGCGAAGGTATGCCTGAATACCCAGTAGAGTTACAACGTTCTGAGAACGGCGGTAACGGTGGCGGTGTTTCTACCCTATGGACTCGTAAGACTCAAATCTTGCACCCATTCGGCTTTAAGCACACTGGTACGCCAGCTGGTGACTCGTTCACGATTGCCGAGCTTAAGCTTGCAACCACTTGGGATCGAGTTGTAGACCGTAAATTAGTACCGTTGGCTTTCCTAGTAACTAACTAATCAGAATAGCCCCCGCAAGGGGGCGTTTTAGGATATAACATGGCAGAATTAAACAAAGACGGCTTAGTGGTTGGTCAAGAAGTAGACTTTACTACCATTATGCGAGTTAACCGCGAGCGCGCGAAGGGTGCAAAGAATGAACCAGAACAAAAGCCCGAACCAGCAACTAGCAGACCCAAAAAGCCTAGCGTTTCAGGCGTATCTAAAGCAAAAGAAAAGAAAGAAGCGTAAAGAGGCTCAAGAATGAGCCGAGTACCGTCTACGCTGCAAGGATTGCCTGATGACTTGCTGACGAGTGATAGAACGTACAGTCGCGCCCTTAAAACTAGCGCAGACAATCCACTACTGGCAGCGGCATTAAATGACAGGGCGTTCAGCATTGCTGCTAGTTATTCTATCCCAGCAGGGCAACTAATGGCGCTAAATATTAACTTTGCGTCTAAGGCTGTTATCCGCAAGATTACGACAAATAGCGGCTTCCCTATTAGCGTGGTATCTGACCACGCCACCGGAATGGCTGACGGTTTATTCCCAGCGCACAATATTAATCTATGCTCGATTGATGAAACGCCAGTCAGCTCGCAAGTGTTTTATAACGCAACACAAGTTGGCGATACTATAGCTTCGGGCATCTCAACGCTTGAGCCAATGTCTGTGGCTTGTGAAGACTCAAGCCCTTGCGTTCTAGTTAAAAACACAAGCGCAGTTACAACAGACGTTTATATTAACGTGTTGTTTGAAGAGCTAAGCGAGCGCAATCCAGCATTCGGCATAACGCCAACAACCTTTTTACAACCAGACACGGAAATGAACGCCTATGGCTAAGCAGACAGTCCCCACTAGCGGACTTTGGTCGTCTATTGCATCATTGCTTAATGCAAACTTCACTAACGCCGAAGAAAATACGGGCTGGGCTGAGTATGAAGATACACAATATACGTCTGGCTCGCCTTTCTCTGTATCGGGCAACACAGACACAATATTGCCAAACAACGCTGGCGGGGTGATTGATTCCCAGAAGCCTAGTGATATCACGACGTTTTACAATGGTTCTGTAATAACAGGTCGCAGCGGGGATGGACTTGCCGTTACCATTGATTTTAATGCAGTCCCAACTAGCGGAGGGACTACCTTTTTGGAAGTTTGGCTTAATATAGGAGGCGGGCTGCCTGACCTATATAAAAGGATCATCACCTTCCCCAAAGGGACGGGCATAGTTCGCCCTATAAATTTCACTGTTAGTGCTTATACTCTCAATACATGGGAAGCAAACGGCGCGACTGTCTATGTAAGATCAAATGGAAACATTGATGTATATGATATTCGCTATGTGTTAACTAGATTACATAAGGCTAAATAGCATGGCACTAATAGGCTACGTAGAAGAAACAGATTTTGAGGCGTACACGGCAGCGCGTGGCATTACGCTACAGCTAAGCACAAGTGTAACGCTCACCCTTGCCCTTGATTATATCGAGAGCCAAGTATTCAAAGGCGAAAAGACCGACCCTGAACAAGTGCTGGAGTTCCCACGCGATGGCAGTACTGAGATTCCGCAAGGCATTAAAAACGCCCAAATGGAGGCGGCCTTAGTATTCGACTCAGGGGCTGATCCGCAAGGCACAGTAGGCCCGCGCGTAATAGAGAACACCGTACACGGCGCAGTAACCCAACGATTTAGCGACTCAGGCACAAGCACGCCAATCTATCGCAAGCTTAATGCAGCATTGCGCCCGTTCCTATCGAATGGCGGCTCGGGTATGCAGTTCGAGGTGACACGTGGCTGATTTTTATAATGAGATGCAAGGGGTTGCCACTGAGCTATTGACTGAGTTTAGCCAGGGCACGATGACGTACAAATCAAGCACGCCTGCTACGCCGTTCGAGCCTGCTGTGGATACGGTTGTGCCATTCAAGGGCACTGCCACAGGTGTGGCGTTTAAGTATCGCAATGACCTTGTTACGGCCTCGGATATTGAGATTACGGCAGCTGTGTTTGATCCCGCACCTAAACCTAATGGCACAGTCACCATTGACGGCACAGAGCGCCAAATCCTTTCAGTTATGGCTATTCCCGCAGCTGGCACTCCATCCATTTATAAAATATTTGTCAAAGGTTAGTCTTTAGTCTAGTATCATGGATGATACTTATTAAGGAGATTGGCAAATGAAACTAACACGCGAACAAATATCAAAACTAAGTGATACAGAGCTTAATCGGGCTATGGTTTGGTGTTATCCAGATTCAAAAAATTATGATGGGTATTATGATGAATACATGGGCTATGACTACCTAACCGACTACAACCTTACTATGCCGTTGTTGTTTAAACTAGATGCAAGCCTATTTTCTTGTGACGGGACTGTAGAAGTAATACAAACGGACTCGCCTAACCACTGGTCTAATCGAGAAAACCCACTACGCGCCATCTGCGAAGTGCTTGTGATGATAGCTTTGGAGGGTGAGTGATGACAACATTCTGGCCAAAACGAGACGAAGACGGGCGGCATGTGGCAGGTGCTAAGCCATTATCAGAATTACTAGCAAAGCTTAAACCTGAGGTTATTGAACTGGCGAGTGCGGATACTGATGAAGAATTGAAGTGCGCAAAGTGTGATGGACTCGAAATCATTGCGCTAGGTGGCGAGATATATAATTGTGAGTGCACAGAATGAAATCAATACATGACGAAGAAGGCCCGCTAACCATGAGCATGATGTCTACACCGCATTATCTGCTTGAGCTTAGAGAAGAGATAAAGGCATTGCGGGCGGAGCTAGCCAGTCTGCGTGTGACTGGGTGCGCTATATGTAAAGGCACTGGATGGGTTGAACGCAGAAAAGGCGACCAAACTATAGCAACATTGTGCGAGTGCAATAAATGACAATCAACCTAGACCTAATCGCAAGCCGTGCCGAACGTGACATGCTGCGTGCATTCACTGAAGCCGTTAGCGATATAAAAAACAGCACCAAGCTGAGCCAATTAGAGGCATTAATCGCCTCAAATGATATCGATGGTGCCATCCGCTTGCTAGGCTTAGAGCCCGCCTCATTCGAGGGATTAGAAGAGCAGATATACCAAGCGTATCGGACAGGGGGCTTAACCGGGGCGGCACAAATCGGCAGCATACCTACAGGCATTGGCACGCTATCCATGAACTTCAATATCTCAGCACCTGCCGCCGTGGAGTGGGTACGCAACCAGTCGAGCAAGATGATCACAGAAATGGTCGAAGGGCAGCAACAGCTTGTGCGAGAGGTGATGGCTACCAATTTAGACAAGGGCATAAACCCTAGGCAGTCGGCACTTGACCTGATTGGGCGAGTAAACGACTCAGGCAATCGCACAGGCGGAAATATAGGGCTAACAACACAACAGGCAGGATGGGTAAGTAAAGCCCGCGAGGAACTGCAGGGATTGGATAAGAATTATTTAACGCGTGATCTGCGTGATAAGCGCTTTGACTCGCTAGTCAAGAAAGCCATAGCAGATGATAAACCACTAACCAAGGCCCAGATTGATAACGCTATTACGCAGATGCAAAACAAAACGCTAAAGTACCGAGGCGATGTTATTGCGCGCACTGAGTCAATCAACGCTCTGCGAGCTGGCCAGCATGAGTCGCTAATGCAAGCAGCTGACAAAGGAGATGGATCAAGGGATGATATTAAGCGCTACTGGGATGCCAGTGCTGACGATCGGACAAGGTTAGATCATTTGGTTATGGAAGAGCAAGAGCGCGTTGGGGATGCCCCTTTTACGTTCCCTGATGGTTCGCAGGCACGCTTCCCTGGCGATGACAGTCTAGGCGCACCAGCTAAGCAGCTAATCCAGTGCCGATGCCGTGAGCGTATCGAGATTGATTTTATTGGGCGACTGAAAAGAGTTGATGGGTTTAGGTAGTAGTGCTATTGTGGTTAGTAATCACATAAAAGGAGAGAAGAAAATGCCAATAACACCCGAGCAAATAATGGAAGTCCATACATATTCCAATTCTTCTAGTTCCAAAGAAAACTCAGGGCTTATTGATATATTAATCAGAGCAGTAGTATCTGGTGACGATTCGGAGTTGGTAAGACATTGCGAGCTTGAAGCGAAAACAGCGCATTTAGAAAGATGCATCCGCCAGAAGGAGCAGGCTTTATTTGATAAATACGAAGCCGCATTTTGGGGTATAAATAAATGACCACCCTAGTCTACAGCCGCAAAGAAAACATGATAGCCGTCGATACACGCTGCACCAGTGGTGGCGTAGTGGCCAGTAATAACTCCAATAAATGGATAACAAAGGGCGATAATACATACTTCTTTTGCGGTGACTTGGCAGACGTCGAGCGCTTAGTATCATTGATTGAGGATGGCATTGAGCAGCTAGAAGAAGGGGGGGACTTGAATGCGACTGTTATTCTTGCGCTGCATGAGCCTATGGCTTTCTATGTCGACAATTCAGTGATTAAGTCTTACATGCTGCATTATGATGATTACACGGCGTATGGTAGCGGTTCTAATTTCGCCCTTTCTGCTTTCGATCACGGCGCAACAGCAAAGAAAGCCGTAGAGCACGCAATGACCCGCGACCCGTTGACAGGCGGCAAAGTGGTACAATACGACCTAACAAAGCAGAGGTTTAAGAAGTGAGTTTTACCGCAAGCATAGACAAATTCATTGCCAAATCCGAAGCGCGCCTAGAGGCCGTAGTTAAGGATGCTGCACAATCCACCATTAACGAGGCGCAGACCACTACGGGCAAGGGCGGCTTTATGCGCAGGGATACAGGCTTTCTTGTTAATAGCGGCATGGCATCCATTGGCACGCTGCCAGTTGGAGAAAGTAAAAACCCAGGCACGCAATTGCCAGAATGGAATCCGCAATCGATTGCAGCCGCCCTACTCCAATGGGACTTAAACAGCCCATTCTATTTTGGCTGGGTGGCAAACTACGCACGAGCGCGTGAGAACAAAGACGGCTTTATGAGACGAGCGGCGCAGAACTGGCCGCAGAATGTTAACGAATCAGTAGCTAAGGTTAAGGCGGCGATTAAATGAAACTAATGCTAGGCGATTGTTTAGAGCGGATGGAAGAAATACCTGATGGGTCGGTGGATATGGTGTTGACTGATCCGCCTTATGGCACAACAGCGTGCAAGTGGGATTCAATTATTCCATTAGAACCAATGTGGGAGCAGTTGAAGCGGGTTATTAAGCCTAATGGGGCGATTGTTATGACAGCTAGTCAGCCTTTTACGACAACCTTGATTTCTTCGAATATGAAAATGTTTAAGTATTGCTGGGTCTGGGAGAAGTCTAAAGCAACGGGCCATTTGAACGCAAAAAAAAGACCACTGGTAAAGCATGAGGATGTTGTTGTGTTTTACACAAAGCAGCCATCATACATTCCCCAAGGCCTAATAAAAAAAGATTCGCCTACAATATCCAGAGGAGATAGGGGTAATAAAGGAAAAGGCTCTAGTGGAGAATGTTACGGAATGGCAAATAAAGATGCCCTGCAAACGCACACGGGCTACCCAGTAAGCATAACCAAGCATAATGTAGATGCTAAGGCAAAATACCACCCAACCCAAAAACCAGTAGCTTTAATGGAATACCTGATCAAGACCTACACAAACGAAGGGGAAACAGTTTTAGACTTCACCATGGGCAGCGGAAGTACAGGAGTAGCAGCCGTCAACCTAAATCGCGAGTTTATTGGCATTGAAATGGACGAGGGCTATTTTGATATAGCTAAGAGCCGTATTGAGGGTGTAAAATAATGCAAACAAACGCAGATATATATCAGGCATTTATCGACAAAATGCTAGCAGAGTTCGGCACCTTTGACATTGCTTACGAGGGCTATACATTCACGCCACCTGATGCAGGTATATGGCTAGAGATCAAGCACTTCCCGAACCGTGGCATTGATCAATCTCTAGCCAGCCAATCGGTGCTAGCTCAAGGCTTATTCCAAGTAACCGCAAAGAGCCGTAAAGAGAAGGGCATCATGCACTTGCAAAGCACATGTGACCTTGTGGCTGCTGAGTTTCCAAAGAACTCGAATATTGTTGGCACTTGTCGTGTAAGTGCTGTACCTTACCAATCTAGCCCCGACACAGGCGATGGCCTTGTGTGGGTTAGTTTGACGATTCCCTACTCAGAATAGCCCCGTGTAATTATGGTATCATTGGCTTACATTTAATCCAATGAGGAAATACCATGGCTGAAGTATTAAAGTCCGGCGTTGGTGCTACATTTAGCATCGTTGCCGGCGAACCTGCTACCTATGATGACACCGGCTTTGCTGCTTTATCTTATGCAGAGGTTGGTGAAGTCATCTCAATCGGTGCATTCGGTGGCACCGCAGAAGTCCTAACGCAAACCCCTGTTAAGTCTGGCATTATTAAGAAAGTTAAAGGCTCGAAGAACTACGGCTCTCAAACTATCCAGTTCGGCAAGCAAACCGATACCGGTCAGGCCGCGCTACAGTCTGGCTTTGATGGCGCTAATGAGTTCGATATTCACAGCATTAAGCTTGAGTATTCTGATGGCGTTGTGCGCTATTACACCGGCCTAGTGTCTTCTTTTGAATTCCAAGAATTCAGCGCTAGCGCTTTCGTGAATACCGCCTGTACTATCGAAATCAACAACGCAATCGTAGACGTGGTGCCTGCATAATATGGATTTATCTAGCCTAGCCCTTGAGCAAACCGCTGAAATGGTCGTCAAGCACCCGGTAACTGGTGTTGATACCGACATTGTAATCGTATTGTGTGGCAAAGAATCCAAACAGTACCGTGATGCCTTTGCAGCACAGGCCAAGAAAGCCGCAGCCATGAAATCAACGGATAGCGATTACCAAGAAAAACTCTCGGAGCTAGGTTTAGATATTTTCATTAAGTGCACGAAAGACTGGCGCAATGTTGAATTAGACTGCGCGCCACTTGAATGTACCCCTGAAAACGTGGCCATGCTTTACAACGATGAGCGCTTTGTCTGGATTCACAACCAGATTGCCGCATTCATGGAGAAGCGCGCAAATTTTATGAAGCGTCCATAGAGGCGCTTTTAATGTGGGTGAGAATGGAGGCGTTTCTTGATACGACTCCGAACGAGGCTACGCAAAATCGTAGGCAGCAGGGCGGATTGAAGTCAAACCCTAAAGGTGCGCTTGCATATCTTACCGACACGTTTAACGAATTAGGCCAGATTGTGTCGGGCGATGGTGGCCAGCTTAGGCCGCTTAACTGGTCAGACTTGGCTGGGTACTCTCAAGTGACTGGAACGCCATTGGCAGCATGGGAATGTAAAACCCTTATTGATATGTCAGTTACTTATTTGTCATCGCATTTCAAATATAAAGACCCGCGGAAAGCGGCGCCAATAGCTGGGGATATAAATGGCTGATATTGCAGAGCTAGGAATAAAGATTGATACCAGTCAGCTAACAAAAGCCAAAGTCGCCCAGTTGGAGATGGTTGCGGCGGCAAAGAAGTTAGAGGCCAGCGAATCCGACCTATCTATAATAAACAAGAAACTTGAGGCTACCAATAAAGCCCTGGCCGCCTCGACTAATCTAGTTGAGAGAGAGACTTTACAGGCAAATGCAGCTCAGCTTAGTGCTAAAAAGTCTGCATTAGATGTTTCCATAGCTAATCAGAAGTTGGCATTATCGTCAGGGGCTGCAACCAAAGCTGGAGGTGGCTTTGCAAATAGCCTAAGACAGGTTTCGTTGCAGCTTTCACAGGTAGCCCAACAAGGGGCTGTGACGGGTGATTTCTTCCGCGCGTTCACTGTTCAGCTACCCGATTTGCTTCTTGGCTTTGGTACGTTTGCCATTCTAATCGGTGCCGCAGCTGGTGCATTAGGTGGGCCTTTAATTGATGCTTTAACAGGATCAAGCAAGGCCATTAAGAATGTTGACGAAGACATTGCTGACCTGACGGATGGTTTTGAGGAGCTAACAGACGCACAGCGCGCTTATGTTCTTTTGTCGTCAGAGATAAAGCAAGCCGACCTACAAAAAGAATTTGACGACATAGGGCAGGAAGTTAAAGCCGCCGCAGATGAACTTAAAATCCTTGAGCAAGGTTTTAGGCGCACCGCGCGTGGGCAACGAATCTCGATCGCAGCAGACCCAGAAGAAATACAAGAGGCAGAACTGGCACTTAAACGACTTAGCGCAGTTCGGGATAATATCGGGCTAAAACTAGAGCGTGAGATTAAACTGCAGGGCGAACTAAGGGATGCCACTGACCTAACAACTCAGTCAGCGCTTGAGGCTAATCGTGCTCAGTCTAAGACTGATTTACTTAGTGAGCTTGAAGCCACAACCGACGCAATCGAACGCGCAGGCAGTACGCAAACAGAGCTTGCAGTAAGGGCTGCTGCTGAGCGCAACTCAATCCTTGCGGCGGCTTACAATGAAGACCTAATCAGCTTTGGTGAATACCAAGAGCAGCGGGTTAATAATCAATTAAACTTACAAGCCGAACTGACAGAAATAGACGAAAAAGCACAGCAACAACGAAACCAAATACTAACAGCAGGCCAAGAGGCTGCACTATCAGCTAGTGGTCAGTTGTTCGGTAACTTGGCTTCCATTGCTAAAGAAGGTGGGGAAGACCAATTCCAAGAGTATAAAAACCTTGCAAGTGCTCAGGCGGCTATCGCTGCATCATTGGCCGCTATAAAGGCATTAGCAGAGGGCGGCCCGATACTAGGCCCTGCCTTGGCTGTGTCCATTGGTGCGGTTGCGGCCATTCAGATAGCCAAAATACAAGGCCAAGAGTACCAGTCTAGCCGCGCAAGTGGGGGACAAGCTACTGGGCGCGTATTGGTTGGTGAGAATGGGCCAGAGATACTCAACATGGGAAATAGCACTGGTAAAATAACATCAGCCGCCGGGACTAAAAACGAAATGCAAGGCCAAACCGTCCAGCAGATATTCAACATATCTCCAGGACTATCTGGACTTGTACAAGCAGAAATTCAACGCGCCATACCGTTGATGGCAAAAGTAGCCGTCAGCAGTGTATCAGGCGACATAAGACGCGGTGGTTCAGCCGCCAAGGCAGTGGGTATACGATAATGGCAGACTTTCCAAACATTGAGCCAGACCTAGAGGAAATCGCGCTGATTGCGAATAATCAGACCTATGATTCAATCCTAACCGGTGAGTTTCAGTCTGCCGGACTAAGCGGCGCAAAGTGGCAATGCACGCCAACGTTTAGTAATCGCAATGGTAAAGAAGCGCGTGATTTGCGTGCGTTTATCTTTAATCAAGAGGGTGTGACTGGGAGGTTTAATTATTACCCTGCTTCGATTGATAATCTAGGCACCCATGCTGGACAAGGTGTTGTAGATGGAGCCGGACAGGTTGGCAAATCACTTGTAACTAAGGGCTGGGATACTGATCAGGAATTGCTATTTGCGGCAGGTGATTACCTAACCGTCAACGGCGAGATGAAGATGGTAACGGCGGATGTCTCAGTGGGGCAGGATTATATTGAGTATGACGGTACTAATTATGTCTCTGAGTCGTTTGATCCGGAGGGGTGGACTTCTAGCCCATCGGCTAATATTACCAATATACCAATAGAAAATCCATCCGGCGAATCGTTTGTTGGTTTTGCCGATAGTTCTGCTGCTTCAGGGGCGCTAGTAATAACAAGAACAGATAACAAAAGCTTTTCAGCAGGTGAATATATTTATGCTTGCATCTTGTTAAAAGACATCACTTCTGATTACACGTTAAATATGCAGATAAGAGAAGCCGACGCTATCAGTAATACCGTAGCTTTTTTCCCTGATGGAACAGTAAAAACTCCGAGCGCAAACATAGACATAAATACAATTCAGCTGACTGATGGATGGGCATTACTGCAAGGCAGATATTTATCTTCAAACGATACGACTGACGCGGATAGCATTTTTTATCTTAGCGGGATGAGTGTAGGGTCGCAACTGTACGTACAAGCCGCCTTTTTCGGCAAGTCCCCGCTTGGAAATCCATATGCGCAGTACAACAGGTTTTTAAGCCAATCAGAGCTTGCTCAATTTTCGCCAACAAACACTACACTTAATATAGTAAGCGGAGAGCTTATAAATTCAAATAATGTTAATTCAGCGGCTAATTTTGCAAGGAACAATGTATTCAGCGCAATCGAATACCAAACAATGAAAATAAGATGGAGAAGAATACAGGGTGTACTGCCGCTTGAGTTTAGATTCAGCAGCTCTACTACAGGCCAAAGCGCAATACTAAGCTATGACGAAAATTCAGATACTGACTTGATAAGCACCATCTATGATGGTTCTCATTATATTACAACCTTTGACTTTTCTAACTACCAACCATGGGGTGGGAATATCGAGTACCAGCGGTGGGATGTAGGGGATACTGGCGAGGAATTTGCTTTTGATTACATATTCATTTATTCACCTAGTAAGCTAGGCGAGGCGGAGAATTACTGGCCAGCCAAGCTACGCGCAAACGCCACCATCCCGATCACGCCAGCTCTACGAGTCAGCCCAAGCGATGAGAACGCAATCGAGGTTAACAATCCTTATTTCCCTGCGCGCCTTGAGACTGACGACCAAAGCCGCCTACAGGTTAGTTCGCCAGTGATCTACAACACGTCTCTTTCTATTGTCGAGGACTTCTAATGGACGCGGCGGTAATTAGTGCACTAGATGGTGGGCATTTTGATATCCGCTTTCTTGTCACGTTTGAGCTAGATAGTGGCACGCTTCGATATACAACAAACCCGAACGGCGCTACTTTTGACGGTGAGGAGTATTCGTTTCTTGGGGCTATTGGCTCATTGTCTGACATCGAGGAAAGCGACCAGCTTGACCCTAGTGACTACCAAATAGGTATTGGTAGCGCTGACCCTGTGCTGCTTGCTAAATTCCTTAGCGAGCCAGTGATTAATCGCAAGTGTTCAGTGATTAGCGTTGTGTTCATTGATGGAGAGCTGATAGGAGAAATGAACAGAATAGAGGGCTTTATGCAGCCTGCTACTATCTCACAGGGCGAAAGTTCATTAATAACCATACCTGTAAAAGATGACCTAGCAGACTGGGACAGGAACATAAAGCAGCTTTACACGGACGAAGAGCAGCGTCGTATCAACCCAAATGACAATTGCCTTGAGCATGTTAGTGAGCTTGCAGGCCGCGAAATCATATGGCCAGCCGCCTCATTCTACTAATCTTGCCCGTGCTATAATCGCGTAAGTTATTTATTTATTAGGGGTATTTAGTGGGGTTAGACTTAAAGGATTTTGATCCTACATATAGCAAAGGCAAGCTAGGCGGGGCACTTCAGTCGTCAGGCTTAGATTACCTAATAAACCCATTTGTAGCGCTTGGCAATGATGTCTTTGAGGCTATAGGTAATGAGTTAATCAGGGCATTGCAGCCTGATATTGACTACTCAGACCGCAAGGTGAACTCTCGCGGCCCAACTAATCCTAGGCGCATAATTTATGGCGAGGCTCGCGTGGGTGGTCAGCAGATTTACATGGAGTCGGTGGGTGAAGATCAGCGGTTTCTACAGTTAGTTATTGCGTTCGCTGGGCATAGCTGCGAGGATATTGGCGACATATATATAAATGACACCATATCAAGCGACCCAAAGTTTAGCGGCTTTATAAACATATACAAGCAGCCGCAAGGTGGCGTAAATTCATTTCTAAATACTTACTTGAATGCTCGAGGTAATACCGGATACCTGTATGAAAACATATCCTATGTTT